GGGGGAAATTCGAGCTGCATCGCGGCACCAATATAGGCGACCGCGGCGGAAAGTTGGAGCCTTCCGGAAAGCGCAGGATGCAGGTTTCATTTTACGGAGGAGTAGTATTGTTTACGGGTAATCCTCAATACCGAACCGAGGGGGCACGCGCCTATTTCAGAGTAATAGCCCGAAACTACGATGAAACGGCAACGATAGTACATGTATAACTTTTTTGACGGGGTGTGACCGATAACAAATATTCCTTTGCGGGAGATGGTTGTATTATGACTCATTCGTTGGGGATTTACTTAACCTTACTCGTCATTTTTTTGAAATTTCTGAACTATGATAGACCATATTTTCGCGGCGATACGTCCGCAGCTCATCATCCTCACGATCGTTTACCTGCTCGTACTGTTCGTGATCTTCCTCGACCTGTGGGCGGGTATCCGCAAAGCCCGCAAACGCGGGGAGCTGCGCTCATCGCTCGGCTACCGCAAGACCGTCGAGAAGATCGCCAAGTATTTCAACCTGATTTTCGTGGTAACGGCCATCGACGCGGTGCAGATGCTGACCGTATGGCAGATCAACGAGCAGACCGGGAGCCGCCTGCCGCTGATTCCGATTCTGACGGTA